TGGACGGACACGAAAGAGGACAGAACCTTTCTACCAACCCTAGGCGTGAAAGGCAAAAACTTCCTGCTTTCCCAGACTTTTTACCTGATTGTCCGTCCAATGGCACGAGTCTTCGAGCGCCCGCGCTATCGCTACCAGGCCCGTAACAAGCTCATCTCCCTTGGCACCACAGCCGGGGGAGCTGAACGAATTAGGGCTGTGTCAACTGCTCTCGGACTAACTCAAGCTAGTGCTGCTGCTTCCCAAATCAACTACGCCGACATGGCTGAACTCGCCCTTGGCGATGCCGCTTACGATGAAGACCTCCCAGGTATGGACCTCGCCCTTGAGTCATACCTACTCGACGTCGAAATCGGCCGCATCGTTCGCAACCCTAAGCTCTTCAGCCCCGAGTGTGCCAGGATCCTTGTCGATGACTATCTGGCTACCCGTGAGCACTACAAGCCAACCAAGACGCTCACCGACGAAGAAGCCTTGTTCTACCTGACAGCTGAAGCCATGAAAGACAACAACCATTACCAGGAAGCCATGGAGTCCATAACTGCTCGCCGCGCTGCACGGAACTTCATCACGTACCAGCTCCCTGGCCAAAAGATCGCGGCAGGTGCTTGGATGTCGGTTTCTGAGAGATCTTGCCTCGCTCGTGGCCTTGAACGCGACACCATCAAATACGATGCTTGGCTCAAATGTGCGGAAAAGGTCCAGTACTCTGCCCAGCCCATGTGGGTCAAGTACTGCCGACTCTGGGCTATGGGCCTGACCCGCCTCAAGGAAAAGACCCGAGTTATGGTTGACAAAGTCGCAGTATCTCCAGTTACTGAGAGGCACAAGTTCACTGCACTTGAGGGCGTCGCTAGTGGCATCGGCACTGCGTCATACAACTATGCTGGTGTGCTCGTTCTGTACTATGGTGACACTGAGCTTATTTTGGATAACTCAGCTGCTGACTACTTCCGTGTCATCATGACATCGCTCAGGAACGCGAGCATAACGTTCACTGACTACAGGCTGACCGGTGACCGCACCGTCACAGCGATGCGAGAGGCGTATAACAAAGCACTGCGCTGGATTGCCGACTCAATCTCCACCTATGACAAGGCTAGATACGTTGCGCGCCACATGCACCTTGCTTACACGCGTTGGCAAAACTCGGTTGGCGAGAACTTTGCTCCGGTTGACTGTGGTTACAAGGAACGTGACACTAAGCTCAAAGACGACATGGTTGCATGGTACCCTGGGACTACCAAGTGGTACGACTTGGTCATGGCTCTCAACATCCCCGAACGAGCGAGGGCTGAGATCTTCAAGCTGTACCACCTCTTGCCCCCGCCCGATATCGATGCCATCGTGCTCCATGAGTCACTGCTCGAGCGTACTTCCACTGCAAACAAGCCCAAAGATCACAAGATAGTGGAATTCATTGACTTCTGCAAATCCTATGACGTCGCCCGGCTGGTTAGCAAAACCAGGCACAAGCAGCCCATCCGTGAAGAAGAGGGTTACAGCTACTATGACACTCCTCATGGCAAGAAGTGTCTCACTGGCAAGCTCTCCATGGCCCCTCAAGCTGAATGGGGCAAAGCTCGCCTCCGTGGTGCGTTTCCATATGATCACTCTGGTGACTTCCATGTGTTCTCAGCTAAAGACGCCACTCGAGTAGTAGCCAACTCTTCCTATTACGTAGATCGTGAAAGGAGCAGGGACTTGCCCAGGGATGACCAGAATGAGCTGTTGTCTGCCATATTCAGGGGAGCAACCCTCTCGAATGGAGATACCATGGCTGAGTGGCGCAAGCGTGTGTTTGCTGGCGATATCCGCGTCACAGACGAAATCATCGCTGCAGAGGCCGGCAAGGCAGAGAACACAAAGCCTGGCGCCAAAGTCAGAGAGACACTCTCAGGATGTGACATTGCCCGGGAGTTCCTCACAGAGATTGATCACTCACTGCGCCCTCTGGCAGCAATCACCCCAGGTGTCTCAATTCGAGTGGACATGGTCAGACACAAGCGGAAGTTCCAGACAATGGCCAAGGCAGTGAGCCGCGACTCCGACAAGATTGCGTTTGCTACTTCAACCGATATCTCTGGCTGGTCGCCGAAGATGCCCCGCAAGATGTTCCACGCTTGGCAAGACTATGCCTTGTCGACTACTGAGTGCCCTAAGCCAACTGCTGTTAGAGAGATTTGGAACAGGCTCAGGGTGTTTGTTGACAGAAGGGGCTACAAAGCTATCGGCAGCTGTGCAGAGGGTAACATTCAGGGATGGCCTGCAACCTCTGACACAACTATGCACGCTCACATCCTCGTGTATTGGGCGTACCTTCTCCGTGAACAGGGGATCCTCAGTCGCAAAGAAGCAGCGTATACTCTTTGTCTCATTGATG